AATAACTGAACTTAAAAAGAAAGTGAAATGACAGGATTTATTGACTACATAAGAACAAAGTGTGGAAAGGATGGATGTTACATACCCACTGCAAATGAATATTTAGAATCGAAATTTTCAATCGACCGAGAAATAGAACAACACAAAGAATTTTTAAATTAAATTAGGAAAATAGTAAATAAGGTATTAATTTTGAATTATTAAACAATTAACAATAAATGATAACCGGCTACAACTCTTTTATTCAACAAAAGAAACACAGTATAGGTAATTTTGGATTTGAATCTAATTATATTCCCGATATTTCTTTTGACTTCCAAAAATACATAATAGAAAAATCAATAAAAAAGGGGCGTATAGGGGTGTTTGCTGATACAGGATTAGGTAAGACTTTGATTCAAATATCAATAGCAAATAACATTGTTAGACACACAAATAAAAAAGTATTAATACTCACACCTTTGGCGGTTGCATTTCAGTTTATTTTAGAAGCCGAAAAGCTAGGAATTGACGATATAGAGTATTCAAAAGATGGGATACACACCAAACATATTGTAATATGTAATTATGAAAGGTTACATTATTTTAATAGTTATGACTTTGAAGGTGTTATATGTGACGAAAGCTCAATATTGAAAAACTTCGATGGTAAAATAAAGGCAGAGGTTACTTCTTTTGTAAAGAAAATACCTTATAGATTCCTTAGCACAGCAACACCAAGCCCCAATGACTTTATAGAACTTGGAACAAGTAGCGAAGCTCTTGGGTATATGGGTTATATGGATATGTTAGGTAAATTCTTTAAAAACAACCAAAATTCAGTAGATAGCACAAATAGAAATATTGGTGAAAAGTTTTATTTAAAACCTCATGCCGAAAAAGATTTTTTTGCATGGGTTAACCAATGGTCTATTATGTGTAAGATGCCAAGTGATTTAGGATTTAGTGATGAAAGGTATATTTTACCAAACTTACAAGTAAACCAACATATTGTAGAAAACCAAAGTCTTACAGATATAAACGGTCAAGTTAACCTATTTACTCCAATTGCTAAGTCAATGACAGAGGTAAGGTTAGAGCAAAAACAAACAGAAGAAAAAAGGTGCGAAAAAGCAACAGAACTATCCAAAGAAAAAACTTCTGTTTATTGGTGTAACACAAACAACGAAAGCAGTATATTAAAATCATTAGACAAAGAAGCGGTAGAAATAATAGGTAGTCAATCAATAGAGAAAAAAGAAGAAATACTTTTAGCTTTTGCAAACGGTGAAATTAAGCGATTGATAACTAAAGCAAAAATGACTGGAATGGGGTTGAACTGGCAACACTGTAATCATTCTGTATTTTTTCCTACATGGAGTTATGAACAGTATTACCAAGCGATAAGAAGGTTTTGGAGGTTTGGACAAAAGAATGATGTAACTATTGACATGGTTATTTCAGATGGACAGACAAGGGTATTAGAAGCTTTGCAACAAAAAACACAAAAGGCAATAGAACTACACAAAAACCTTACCGACAATGTAAATAGAAGTTTTGAGAACAAAGTAAAAGAATTTAACAAAGAAATAATTAAACCCAAATTTTTGTAATGGAAAACAAAGTAAAAGACCAATTACATACTGATAAGTATTCACTTTATAATAGTGATTGTATGTTAGTATTACCAACGATTGAAAACGAAAGTATTGATTTGTCCGTGTATTCACCCCCTTTCGCCGGGTTGTATAATTATTCAAGTTCAGAACATGACTTTAGTAACTGCGAAACTAAAGAACAATTCTTAGAGCAATATGACTTTTTAGTAAAAGAAATTTCAAGGGTTACAAAAAAAAGGTAGAATAACCGCAGTGCATTGTACAGATGTATTTGATAATACTTGTAGGCTTTGGGACTTACCAAATGAAATAATCAGAATACACACAAAGTATGGTTTTGAGTATAGAAATAGAATCACAATTTGGAAAGAGCCACTAAAAGTTAGAATGAGAACAATGGTTCAATCTTTAATGCACAAATTTATAGTAGAAGATTCTACAAAGTGTTTTACAGCTATGCCCGATTATGTTTTAGTATTCACAAAGAAAGGAGAAAACGAATTGCCCGTAACACACCCATTTGGAATGAATCATTATGCAGGAGAAACTCCAATACTTCCGAATATTATGAGGGCATGGAACAACGCAAACCAAACAAATCTAAATGAAGAACAACTTTGGGAACACCTAAATAATATTAATGAAGACGACAAAATAACAAAGCTAAATCATTATATTTGGCAAAGATATGCTTCAAGTGTTTGGGATGATATTAGGATAGATAATGTTTTACCCTTTAGAGATAGCAAAGAAGAGGATGACGAAAAGCACGTACACCCACTACAATTAGACGTAATAGATAGATTAGTAGAATTATATTCAAATCCTAACGAAGTTGTTCTAACACCATTTATGGGTGTAGGTAGTGAGGTATTTAGTCCTGTTTCAATGGGTAGAAAAGCAATAGGTATAGAATTAAAAGATAGTTACTATAAACAAGCTATATTGAATTTAAAAGAAGCTGAAAAAAGATTTAAGGTCACAAAAGTAAAACAAGTATCACTTTTTGATTAATTTTTCATTTTGTAAACATAATTTAGTATTTTTGTGTATGGAAAGTAAGAAAGTAAAAGTTCTTACTTTTTTGTTTTATAGTATATTACTCTACAAATTAATAAAACGTATTTTTTTGGTAAATATTCATTATAACTAACTAATAATAAACAAATTAGACGCTATCAAAATTTAACACTTAACTATTAATTTTTGACACTATATTTTGTTAAATCATTTCTTTTTAATAAATTTGTTAAAATTTGATAGTTTTGAATAAATATAAGAGACCAAAATTCGCAGAAACAGACTTAAAGGTGAATCCTTTTACTTATTCTCTCGAAATACCAATAGTAAAGTTTGAAGACCTTAGTAGGTTTAAGAAAGATAGTGATGGGGATTTGTTACATGATATTGCAACTATTGAATACGAAAAAAGCGTTAAGATTTATGTAAGTTCGGCACGTAGAAAAGTAATTAATATACTTAATCCAAACACGTGTAAACTATTAAGTTGGGTTGAACAAGAGTTAGACGAAAATAAAGATTACTTTTGGTTGAATAAACAAAGGTATATGGAAGAAACAAAGGTAGCTTATAACACATATAAGAAATCCGTAAAAGAACTCCAAATATATAACTTTATTCAGCCAACAACGATAAACGATATATTTTGGATTAATCCATATTTCTTTTTCTTTGGTAACAGAGTAAAGAAGTACCCAAATAATTTGGTTATAAAACAAGACAGAACAGACTAATGGAAAATAAAGAGACAGAAAAATTAGAAGAACTAAACGACAGACAAAGAAGGTTTGTTGAACAATATTGTATTCATTTCAATGCGTCGAGGGCAGCAAGAGAGGCAGGATATAGCGAAAATACAGCTGCTGTAATTGGTTGTGAGAACTTAATAAAACCTAATATAAAGGCTGCAATAGCAACAATTATACAAGAAAAGTCTATGGCTGCCGATGAAGCTATTGTAAGGCTTACAGATATGGCTCGTGGAAGTATAGAGGACTTTCTAAAACTTGATGAATTTGGAAACGTTTCGGTTTACTTAACAAAGAATAAAGAGATTCAAAACCTTGGATTGATTAAGAAAATAAAACAAACCAAGCGAACAGTCGGAGTAGATAACGATATTAGTGAACTATACACTGAGATTGAATTGCACGACCAAAAAGATGCTATTTTGAAAATATTACAAATGCATGGTAAGCTAGGTAATAAGTTAGACATTACGTCAGGAGGCGAAAAGCTTGACACCGTTAGAATATTCGAATTACCCGACAATGGTAGAGGAGATAGTTAGACCACAAGAGGGGTTTCAAATGAAGTTCCTTTCTTCAAAGGCAGATATAGTAATAGGTGGTTCTGCTGCTGGGGTTGGTAAGACCTTTTCTTTACTTTTAGAGCCACTACATTTTATAAATAAGGTCAAAGGTT